GTTATCATAACCAAGCTTTTGATTTACTCTTATCCTGATTCTTAAAATAGCGGGACATCATTACTAGTATACATTAATTCCTCAGCTACTGATATATAACCAATCGAGAATCATATTGTTAGTCTAGTGAACCGGTGTTCAATTAGATCGTCTTCACTCGCCCAATCACTGGTTTGATCTATTACCGGTTAGCTGATTGCTAGCGAATGCACTTTTATGAGAAATCTTAAAGTTTTGCGAGTTTTGCCTAAACCCCTTGTAGATTAGAACATTTGTGCTATAATGTTAGCAGAACCCCTGGCACGGGCAATGCGGAGTAAGACCTCCGCTCACCTGTGCCACTTTTATTTAACGCCATTGGGCAGCCCCGCAGCTGTCTGGGAATTACCGGCGCCTCCCTTGTCAGGGAAACAAGGCACTGCAACATCGTCACACACCCGTGCCAGGAGTTCACTCAAGCCACAAAATGCCAACCAACCAAAACAAGACCAAACCACGTGGAGCCCCCAAGGGCAACCTGAATGCCCTGAAGAACGGCTTTTACTCGCGCCTGTTCCACGGGAGCGAAACCAGCGACCTGAATGACGACCAGACCAATAACCTGGAGCACGAGATCACGCTGCTGCGGGTGATGATGTGGCGCACGATGGAGCTGGCGGATGGCATCGACGACTTGCGGCAGGCAACCCGCGTGTTGGATGCATTGGGGTCAGCGGCGGGCAGGCTTGCCAACCTGCTGCGGGCGCAGAAAAGCCTTACCGAAACGCACTCGCAAGTGGCAGATGAAATCTCGATCGCGATCCAACAAGTGAACACAGAATTGAGGAATAAATGATGAAAAACAACCTTCCTAAACCGCTCCAGGTGGGCAGCCGCCCACTGGCACCGGGCATCCCCAACCCCACCTGCACGATCCTGCTGGAGGCCAAAGGGGTGCTGGATAAAGCACAGGACCTGCACCGGGCGATCCGTAAGCTGCGGCGCTCCACTCAGCGCTGCCTGACCTGCCCGGAAAAAGCCGAATGCCCCACGCTGAGCTACTTCGCCCAAGCAGTGGACAACGCCATCCGCGAGGTGAGGCAGGAATGGGGCTTGGACCAGGAATGACCTCTGACCAGGAAGAGGCGCAGAACAGGCTGATTGCCGAGCAGCTCGGACACACGCTGGACCTGATCAATGCGGAACTGGCTGCCACCCGGGCGGAGCAGGAGCACGTCACCGAGATGAGCGCCCTGCGCCTGAAAACCCTTGAAATGCAAACGGCGGACTTCGAGAAACGCCTGCGTGACCTCACCGAGAGCGCCACCCAGTTCAAGCTGCTGGTGAGCCTGGCAGTGGGCGGGGGGATGCTATCGCTGATCGAGCTGATCCGAAACCTGATACAACCATGAAATCCAATGGAAGACGGACTCGAACAAACATGCAAGGAAATCCTGCGGAAGGTGATTTGGTTCTGCGAAGCAAGTGGAATCCGACTGCGCAGCTACCAGAAGCAGGTGGCAGAAGCGATCGTGGATTCGGCTATTCGAGGGAAGGGGTTTTCGTTTGTAGTCATCTTCCCGCGCCAATCGGGCAAGAACGAGCTGCAAGCTCAGATCGAGGCTTACCTGTTGAGCATTTGTAGCGTGGAACATGCGGAGATGGTAAAGGTATCACCAACCTGGAAACCCCAATCGCTGAACGCGATGCGACGGCTGGAACGGGTGATCAAGCACAACCCGATCAGCCGAGGGCGGTGGACGAAGCGTTCAGGTTACATCTACCAGTTTGGCGAGGCGATGATCCACTTCCTGAGCGGCTCGCCCACGTCCAGCATCGTAGGGGCAACGGCCTCCCTGCTGCTCGAATGTGATGAAGCCCAGGATGTGGAGATCTCCAAATGGGATAAGGAGATCGCCCCGATGGCTGCCTCTACCAATGCGACGCGTGTATTCTGGGGCACGGCCTGGACCTCACGCACGCTGTTAGCACGTGAACTGCGGGCGGCGCGCCTGGCTAAACAACAAGACGGTATTCGCCGCACATGGGTGCTGACGGCGGACGAGGTGGGTGCGGAAGTGCCGGCTTATCGTAAGTTTGTCGACGAGCAGATCGCCAGGCTGGGACGGAATAACCAGCTGGTGCGGACGCAGTATTTCAGCGAGGAGATCGACAGCGAGGGCGGCATGTTTCCCCTTAGCCGTCGAGCTCTCATGCTGGGTGGCCATGTCAAACAGATCATGCCTACACCTGGTTGTGTGTACGTCTTCACCATTGACGTTGCCGGCCAGGATGAAGGCGCAGTCCAGTACCTCGAGCAGCTGCAGAACCCGAAGCGTGATAGCACCGTGCTCACCATCTTCGAGCTGGAGATCCCCACCATAGACCACATGATCAACAAGCCCACCTATAAAGTCGTCATGCGATTTTCCTGGCAGGGAGTAAAGCATAGTCTGCTTTATTCATCGATTGTAGGGCTGGCTGATTACTGGCAGCCGGTCAAGTTGATCATCGATGCTACCGGCGTGGGTGCTGGCCTGGCTAATTTCCTGGTGGACCGGTTGGGTAGCAAGGTTCTACCTTTCGAGTTTACTCAGCTCAGCAAGTCAGATCTGGGTTGGTCGTTTATCTCCGTGATCGAGACTGGACGCTATAAAGAGTACAACCCGCTTGACCCCGAAATGTCACGCCAGCTCGAGTATTGTCAGTATAGCATCCTGGACGGTCCACAGAAGACCATGCGCTGGGGTGTGCCGGATGGTACCCGTGACGTTGCCACCGGTGACCTGGTCCACGATGATTACGTGCTCAGCTCAGCGTTGATTGCTCTTCTCGACGATGAGACCTGGGGAACTGGTGTGTCCCAGGTGATTAAGCAAAAGGATATCCTCGAAGAAATGGGAGAGGTAGTCTAGGAGGTCTTATGCGTACATTTGGAGTGGATGTATCTCATTGGGAGGGCGTTGTCGACTGGCATGCAGCTGCAGCAGGGATCGGCTTTGCCTACTATAAGTGCACCGATGGGATCAATTTCGTCGACCCGCAGTTTTCCAATAATAAGCAGGGTTGTAATTCGGTTGGTCTTGCCCATGCACCCTACCACTATTATCAGCCATCGCTTGACCCGATTGCCCAGGCCAATCATTTCATCAAGACCGCCGGCTACTTTTATAAGCGGTACATTGTTGACCTCGAGAAACAGGAGAATGATCCTCACATCACCGGCAATCTACAAGCCTTCTTGCTCAGGGTCCAATCACTCACCGGTATCAAGCCAGCCATCTATACCTCAGCCGGCTATTGGAACGAGTTTGTTAATCCCAAGCCATCCTGGGCGCATGAATATGATCTCCTGGTTGCTCATTACACCGCTGAGCGCAGTCCAATCTTACCGATTGGCTGGACCACCTGGTGTATTTGGCAGTTCAGCGACTTCTGGTACTTCCCCGGCTGTCTAGAAACCTCTGATGGTGACTGGTTCAATGGGACCATCGACCAATGCCGTGCCTGGTTTGGTAATTATCGACATGTCGATCTGCCTGGCTTTACCAGCACCCGTGTTCGTTCGTTGTTTCCAGACTTGCACGTCAGGCACATGCCCAGCACGATATCGAAAGCGGTTGATCACCTGGCCAAGGATGAGATTGTTGACCTGAAAGACCTGGGCGGTAAAGAAGTTTGGATCAAACACCAGCGTGGCTGGTCCTGCGTTGAAAAAGATGGTTACCGTTACATGGAGGTGATCAAATGAAAATATCATTCCTCACGAAGCTATTTGCTCGAGCTGAGAGAGGAGCAAATAGCTTCTCTGTTACACCTAACCTGGCTACCGATGATCACTGGCAGACCATCTCAGGACGCCGGCATGATCGCTCCTGGTCCGAGATCCAGGAGCTGTACACCGATGCGCTTACCGCCTGGCGTAAAAACCCCATGGCCTGGCGGGTGATCAACACCACGGTTAATTATGTCGTGGGTAATGGGATCTTTCTCAGCTCGGCGATCGCAGAGATGGATGATTTTATCAAGCGCTTCTGGCAGCATCGCAAAAACCACATGGAGCTGCGCCTGGTGCCAATGTGCGAGGAGCTGAGCCGGTCCGGTGATCTGTTCGTGCTGTTGTTTCGTAATTCAATCGATGGTCTTTCGTTTATTCGTTTCGTCACCAAAGACCAGATCCAGAAGATTGAGACTGCCTCTAACGATTGGGAAACTGAGCTGGTGTACTACGAGGCTCCTCCTGCTGGCGAGTACCAGCCCAGGCGCTGGCTGAGCCCCGACCATCCCGAAGCCGGCATGTCGGATGCAGTTATGCTCCATTACTCGGTCAACAAACCCATGGGTGCGCTCATGGGTGAGAGTGATCTAACTACCATCATCCCCTGGCTGCTCAGGTACTCACGCATGCTCGAGGACCGTGTCCGCTTGCATTGGGCAGCTCGAGCTTTTCTTTACCTGGTAACCGTACCCTCCAACAAGGTCGAAGCCAAGAGTATCCAGTATGGTAGTGCACCTGAGAGTGGATCGATCGTGGTCAAAGACGAGAGCGAGACTTGGGAAACCATCACTCCCAGCTTGCGTGGTGCCGATGCCGGCTACGATATGAAAGCGGTCCGTAACATGATCGATGCCGGATCGGGCTTCCCTCCCCACTGGAGGGGTGAAGGTGGCGACGTGAACGTGGCCACCGCCGAAGCCATGCAAGCCCCGCCAGAAAAAATGCTGATGAAAAGACAGCAATATTTCGTCTGGTTATTGGAGGATATTTTGTACCAGGCCTTCCTGCGGGCAGTTGAGATCGGTGCTGAGGCGGCTATAGACGAGACAGATTACGCTCAGATCTTCACCGTCGACAGCCCAGATGTTTCACTGCGTGACAATGCTCAGCTCGCCTCCGGTGCAGAGACCCTGGCCCAAGGTTTCGCTATCCTTCAAAATACGCTGCTTGGCAAGTCACCCACCCTTCACCGCCTGGCTGCAGACCTGGTGCTCAAGTTTGCCGGTGAGCCCCAGGAAGAAGACGTACTGGACAAGATTGTCAATGAAGCCAAAGCCGAACCCATCCTACCGGTATTCATGCCAGGCAAAGAAGTGCCAGGTAATCAGCCAGGTAATCAGTCAGGTAATCAGCCATCTAAAAGCTAAATGCTAATAGCCTGCAGTGTCTTCATGTTTTCAATACTAATCGCTAACATAAAAGGAGAATGCTATGGACTTAGGAAATTTCACTCTCAACCCGCTCACACTCGCCCTGCTCATCCTGGGATTGGTCGAGTTCGTCAAGAAGTTCAAGGTCTCAGGTAACAAGCTGATCCTTATTTCGATGGCCATCGGTATTGTGATGGCTATCGTCTATAAACTCAGCTCCATGTATGCCCCAGCCCAACCGTACGTCGAGCTGGCTTTCTTCGGCATCGCAGCTGGCTTGTGTGCCAGTGGGATTTATAACTTCGTTAATACCAGGTTCCCAGCCCAAACCAAGACTACTCTCAAATTAACCAAGGTCGAACGGAGGGGCGAACCAGCGGCTCACCCAACAGAACAGGAGGACTTTCCACAGTGAATAATTTTTCTTTAATTATTCATAGTGTCTTCAGGAGTTCATTATGACAGAAAAATTCAGATCGACCCCAATCTCTCTTTCAGGCGCCCTCGGCGAAGACGCCATTCTCGGTGTCAGCATCGCTTCTACCGGCGAGGCGGTAGGACATCGCCTTCTTTTTGACGATGTTAGTTTGCAACAGCTGCGTGCGCTGGGATCTGCCAAAGTCTCAGGCGTCAAGTCCAGGTTCACTCACCCCGACTGGTTCCACGATGGCCTAGGAAAGTACCTCGGCAGGGTCCGCAACTTTCGTACCGAAGGCAATAAGCTGGTCGGTGACCTCATGATCAGCAAGACCGCTCACACGAGCCCTGCAGGGGATATCGGTCAGTACGTGCTCGACCTGGCCAGAGAAGACTCGGCTGCCCTTGGTGTCAGTGTTGTCGTCGACCTCGAGCGTGTCTGGGTAACCAGTGATGGTAAGGAAATCCCCACCGGTGGTGGTCGACCAGAAGACGCCACCACCAAACATCCCGTTGCTCGTATCACCGCTTTGTATGCCGCCGACGTCGTCGACGAGCCCGCTCTCAATCCAGACGGTATATTTAGGGTTGCAAATGCCAGTCAATATACTCCAGAAGAAATGTTCTATTTTCTGCATCCAGAAATGATCATCCGAGCAGATCTTGAAAAAATTTATAACCAAAAAGAAAAAGGAGAACCCCAAGCAATGGAAGAAGAACAAGCAATCAACGAACGTATTACCAAGCTCGAAGCCAACCTCGCTGTTTTAAGTAAGAGTCTCGAGGATGGTGTTGTTCAAATCGGTAACCAACCCCCTCGAGGGCAGCAAGTATCCCAGGGTGCCACAGCCCGTGATCAATTCCAGTCGTACTTCGACTGGCTGTTTGGTGCACCAGGTGCCAAGCTACCCCCTCCAGAGATGCGCCGTGCCGATGCGTTGTACCGTGCCATCACCGGTGACGTCGAGATGAAAGGTGTGTTTGATCCGTCTCACGCAGCCTTCGCTGCAGCCACCACCACCACGTTATCAGATCTGGCTGTCAATGCCATGAATAAGGTGGTGTTGGACCTATATACCAGCCTTACCGCTTACCGCTGGTATGAGATCATCACCTCAGTCCAGGCTTCCGATGGCACCCTCCAGGATATGCAGTGGCTGCAGTTCGGAGGGGTAAGCGCTTTGCCGGTCGTTGCCGAAGGTGCAGCTTACACTGAGCTGAACGTCACCGACACCAAAGAGACCGGTGCCTTCACCAAGTACGGTGGTTATGTGGGCATCACCGACAAGATGTTGCGTAATTCAAAGATCGATGAATTACAAGCCATCCCACGTGCCTTGACGATTAGTGCCATCAGAACACGCTCAGCAGCCATCGCTGCCATCTTCACTCAGGCAGCTGGTCTGGGACCCACCCTTGCCCAGGATAGTAAGGCATTATTCGTTGCCGATAATTCCCATGGGAATTACGCCACCACCTCTTACTCCATCGCAGCCTGGAAGGCAGCTCGCCTGGAGTGCGCCAAGCAAGCCGAGCTCGGATCAGCCAAGCGCCAGGTGCTCTGGCCCAAGTTCTTGCTGGTGCCGGTTGACCTGTACGACCAGGCGCTGATTGACTTTGGTTACGGTGCCGGTCCTGGTGGTTATCCAGCCACACCCAACAATGACGTCAACCCCTATGCCATTGACCGCCCTGGTGATCCTCGTGTCGTTCCAATCACAGTGCCTGAATGGACCGATACCACCGATTGGGCCTGGATCGTTGACCCCAAGATTTCACCGGTCATCTGCATGGCCTACGGTGACAATCCAGGAGGCACCACGCATCCAGCACCGCAGCTGTACTCGGTTACAGATCCCACCAGTGGACTGTTGTTCACCAATGACACCCTGCCCATCAAGGTACGTGACCTGTTTGCCTATGGAGTCGCCACCTACCGAGGTATCGGTAAGCGTGTCGTCGCTGGTGGATAAGCTATTCGAGGTCCACCCCTTCGGATAGACCCTTAGCCAATGCCTGGCTGGACCTCCACCAGCCAGGCAGAAGGATCATAATTACGAAAGGATAATCAAATGCAAGGATCACACTTCACAGTTTCTTATCACACTGCCGGCACCCTGGCAGCTAATCACTCGTTTATCTTCAAAGTACCCTTCCCATGCCAGCTCGTGGCTGTCTCAGCTGCAGCCTCCAACGCCAGCAGCGGGATCCTGGATGTTGGTTACACCGGTGCGCTCGAAGCCTATGTTCTAAATATGGACGTGGGTGATAGCTCAGTGGCAGCCATCCTGGACGAGAACACCGACTTTGTTGGCAGCCAGTTTCCCCATATCGCAGCCGGTACCAATATCATCGCCACCCTCGACTACGATGGTGCTGGTGGCACTGCTGCAGCTGACTTCACCCTGGTTCTCACCTTTACGGAGGGCTAACATGGCCAAACGATCTACCGTAGGGGCGAAAAAGTCCCCGCTGAAACTCGGGGAGCAAGTTTCTTCGTCTCGTTTAGCCATGGTTGCTCCACCACCGGCTAAGCCTTCCAAAGTGCTCAGCCTGGCTGAGATCCTAAAGCTGCTTGGCAATGATCGAGCCTACACTGTGATCATTTCTAAGCCTAATAGCTTCAAGATCCACTTCGAAGGTGATCGTACAATGTCTACCATCAAGCTTGTAAATGGGAAGCCGGTGATCACCAAAGAAGACGATTAATTTGTCGGGGCGAAGCACGGAGCTGAGAACGTTCGTGCTTCGCCCCAGAGGAGATTTATCATGTCCGAAATCGCAATCCAAACCATCAAGATCACCACCACCGGCGGTGCCGGCGTTGCCGTTGGCAGTGAGAACACCACATTGATCAAGGGTTTCTTGCTCGATGTTTTTCTCAACTATGACGCTGGTGCACCAGCCACCACCGATGTCACCATCTCTGATCCTGTGTTTGGTGACCTGGTTGTCAAGTCTGATAACAATACCGACATCTGGATCGCCCCTCGTAAGCAGACCGTCGGCGTCGATTCTGCAGACACGGGATTGTATGATCTTATCCCTATCCACTCTTATCTAACTATCTCAGTCGCCCAGGCCGATGCTCTTACCGATTGCCTGGTCGCCACGGTGCGTTGGATCACACCATGAGCCTTTTCCCCACAATCCTAAGATCGAGCGCTCGAGCGCCTTATTATCACCGTGTGCTCACCACCCAGCCAGATAATCTCACCGTTTACTATCCTTTCGACGATGCGCTGGGTTCTTCGGTTGCGGCTTCGGCGTTGCAAGACGAAGTCAATGTTATTCTTGATAGTGAACTGGAAACATTCAAGTTAAACACAGTCGATGGTGAATTATGGGGATGCAACGGTACAACCATCACCGCCGAGACGGTTGACGTGCATAGTGGCTTGCGTGCTGCCAAGGTCGCTCCAACAGGTAATTGGTGGCAAACACATCTTGAAGGAGCATGCCGGGCAGTAGGAGCACAGCCAGCTTTAGTAATAGGACAAACGTATACGCTCAAGTTTTGGTGTCACGGCGATGGAACCTATGCTCCCTGGGTAAACATTCTTGATGATACACACGCGGCTAATATTTATAACGCTACGACCGGGGTTACGGGAACGAGTTACGTTCAAATTACTGTTCCGTTTACTGTCCCTGCTGGGTGTCTCTCAACCTTAATCAGGTTTATGTCGGGAGATAATGCTGGCGTCGCCTATTTCGATGATATAGAAGTCTGGGCTCCTGCCTCTGCTCTCCCATTCAATGCCGCTCCAACTGCTTGTACTTTTGGCGTGGCTGGCATTGGTGATGGAAAAACAGCCGTCCGTACTAATGGCACTGGCTTTATACAGCTTCCATCAGCGGTGTTGGGTTTGTTTAATCGAGATGTGGGAACAATATCCTTATGGTATCGTTACAAGAGTCTTCTTGATTGCCCAGGCGGTGAAGGTACAGGACAAACTTTTTTTAGAGTTTTTGGTTACCTATTCGCTGCTGAGAGAGATAATCTTTGGCTTTCTAAGGACGTCGAAACAGACCTACTCTATCATTCTTATTTTTACAGTGGCGTCGGCATGGTGCCTGATACCCAACACATTGAATATTATGAGCCTTATAACCTTAATTGGCACCACCTGGTGGTCACCTGGAGTGTTGCGCATGCTGAAATGACTTTATACGAGGATGGTGCCAAGCCACCTAATATGCTTCCTCCCTATACCAACAATCCCGATGGCATCGAGACCGCCTGGCGTGATTATCCACCCATGGCTTTCTTGGTTGGTGCATTTTCAGGTGACCCAGCTGCTGTTTGGAAAGGTGACCTGGCTCACTTCGCTTTGTGGAAGACTGAGCTCACCGCATCCGAAGTGTTGGCATTATATCGAGGTTACTAACATGAGCATCAAATTTTCAGATCTACTTACCGATTGCCTGGTCGCCATGGGTGACGATGCTGGTGCACAGTGGTCCAGGGTCGATTGTATCTGGCCCTGGTGTGTTCAAGCGATGCTGGCTTTTCCAATTCTAAGGCCGGTACTCAAAGATCAAACCATGGCTGCAGCTGCGTACATTTTAGCCATGCCTTCTGGCTATAGAGAAGTGATCAGCGTCGAGTATCCCATCAGCCAGCAGCCACCCTCCTACATGATCAGAAAAAACCGTTTGGATCCAGATTTCTACAGCGAGACCGGCTTTTATGATGTTGATCATGACTATTCAGCTGGTGCTGGATGGATGATGTACTTCTCTCAGCAAATACCAATCAGCGTGCATGTCAAGATCCAGTACCTGGCCAATCACGACACCACCATGGCCGACGACGATACCACGGTAATCACCATCCCCGACGAGAACGAAAATATCCTCATCGCTTATGTCATGGCCATGGGGTATCGAGAGCGCTTGAGCGCCTACATGCAGGACCCCACCGCTCACACCAATGTTATTCTCTCACTTACCGATATGGTTCTTAAAGCCGAGGCTAATTTCCAGGAGCTTGTTCTTCGTGCTCAGGTCAAGCTTGCTCAAAGTAAAATGACCCACCGCCTGGCTGCAGACAAGTATGATCGTGTCTATTAATTAGAGTGGTTTTCGAGGTCTAGATGGCTGATTCAATCAAGGTTCTAACTTCGAGTGGGTTGGTTTACACCGGTAAAGGTTTCCTGGCCAGCCTGGTAATCAGCTTCGCGGGTGCCTGGGATGCAACAGGTACTTTGATCGTTTATGACAACACCTCTGCTGCAGGTACCATCATCTTTCAATGTGAAGCCAATTTGTATAACACCCAAAACGAGATCTTCTTCCCCGATCGCTATGCCCCCAGGTTCACCACCGGCTGTTATGTCGCCTTGGATGCAAACGTTACGGTCACGGTGTGGGTGCGTGGAGTTTGACTAGCAGTCTGCCTGTAGTCGCCAAAAGAAATCCATAAAACCTATCGCTGCCTTATTGCCCCGCTTCACTGGCTGAGTTAATTCGTTTCAGCTCGTAAAACACGCTGGACGAGTTAAGTTCCTGAGAGCACTCAGTGGATCGCAACACCCAAAACGATGCCCAGCGAACTGAGCGGTGAATGTGGTTAATTGCCGGGGAGAAAGCGCACTTCGTCCACAAGGATCCAGCCGCGACCACGGTGATGGAGGACGATGGTCACTACCGGTCCGTTGAACCGACCGGTGAAGGTCAGGTCAGAACGCCTATTGTTGGGTACCGCATCCGCAGCTGGCTCGAAGCTGACCCCGTTGATCGTCACCTGGCTGGGCACGAACACCCCCAGACCGTCGCGATGATTGAACCCTATCTCCACTGCGGAGATGCTGACATCCCCCTGAAGGGTGAAAGTCAGCGTGATTGGATCGGTGAGATCGGTCCAACCGACCCATTCATAAGCGGTGCCGAGACCCTGATCGATCAGGATGTCATCAAGACCCACGGTTCCATCCACCAGCTGGTTAGCGGTTTCATCGAAGTAAGACACCATGCCGGTCTCGCCGGGCGGGG